CACATTAAAAGTATATACAAGTAAATCAAAAGATTATAAAGATATCAAACTTACTTTGAAGGAAGAATTAACAACTGAAGGTGAAACAACTCAGCAAACTCCTTCAACAAAAAGACGTTAATTAGCCAAAAAAACAGATTAGTTTTAAAAACTAATCTGTTATTTTTTTATATTTTTAAACTTCTTTTTCCTTCAACTATATTATCAGATGTTTTTCTATACTCAGTTCTTTTACTATAGAATATCCAAAAAGCTATTATAGTACAAAGCATTGTATACAAGATTCCTAGCACTTCACATACAAATAAAGTAATTACTTGGACATATACTTCATATTCATTTACTTTAGAGACATTAGATAATTTTATAAAAATAAAAACAATATTCATTACGCATAAAATATTGAATAATATTATGCTTATTTTATCGCCAACTATATACTTTAGATGCCCTCGCGCATTTTTAATCAAATCAATCAACTTCATATCTATATTATTAATTTTATTTTCAAATAAATAATTAGAAATAGAATATCCAATTTCTAATGATATACCCATGGTTGAAATCATTGCAATTGTTATTATTAAAAACAAATAATTAAAATCAAAAATCCCAAAGTTATTAAATGCTAATATTTTTTCTCCTATTCCCATAAGTCCTGTAATCTTGGTTAATATCCAAGCTGTTAATCCAACAAACAATGTTGAGAAAAAAGCTCCTATAAACGTAATAAAAGTCTTTTGATTAATTCCCCTTAGTATTGCAACATTATTTAAAATTAATAAAAACATTGTTGATGTAATAATAAAAAACTTATTCCATCCCCATATTAAAGCTTTTGTAAAAAAGATACCAACAATTACTATTGAGATAAAATTTGTCATAATTACCCTTATGGAATGCCATGATCCCATTGCAATTAAACAACCTATAGTTATAATATACATCAAAGCTATATAAATAATAATATTTCTTAAATTAATATTGCTTTCTTCTTCCTCTTTTACTTCTTCTACAGTCTCCTCTGTTGTTTCAGTAGCTTCCGCAGGATTCTCAGCAGCAGCCTCTTCTGTTTGGGCTGCTTCCCCCTCAATCTCATCTGCAAAAGACTTAATTGCAAAAATGGTAAATAGAATTGTTATAATTATTACTATTCCCAAAACTTTTTTCATTAATTTTTCCCCCAAAAACTTTAATAAAGCGTAAAAAGAAGAGCATGATTATAAATACATCATATCTCTTCTTTCGTAAAATCATATTATAAAATTATTATATCAATCTCATTTGTCGTTACTTCTCCGCCATATGTATACACTATATACAAATTTCCTTTATCTGTCAAAAAGTAATTTTTAGCATTTTCAACAAGATATTCTTCTCCGCCTATATTTCTTGAAAACATCTCACCAAATTCTGCAGCTAGAGTTTTTGTTCTTGTATCAGCTGATTTAATTTCTTTGTCAATTGCATTTTGTGCTTTTTTAGCAGTAATTCCAACATGTTCTAGTAATGTATTAATTGGAACTAATTGATTTGTAGTTGTATCATAAACGATTGCTCTTACAACTACACTTTCAGCATTATTTCCCTCTTTTAAAGAAGATTTTATAACAAGTGATAAATAATTATCTCTATAAAAAGCTTGATATGTTACAGTATAATAAATATGTTGAGTAGTTTGAACCATATAACTCAATGCATTTTGATAAAACTCATTTTTAAATTCTGCATTCAAATCTGCTGCAACTTGTGTATTTAATTTAATAGCTGGCACACTAACATCAATAGTATAAAAAGAGTCATCCTCATTCTTTACTTGATAAGCAGTTTGAACTATTGATGAATCAACAGAATCTTTTTGCTCTTCATTTACACTTAATGAGTTTTTAAAAATTTCTCCAAAACTATTTTTTAGATTTGTTATTTCTTCTTGTGTTTTTTCAGAACTTACCAATCCTGTAAAAAATGGATCTGTTTCAGCATATTGATAGAAAAATTGTATATATATTGCTACAAATAATGCTGCTACACATATCAAAATAATTACTGAAAAAAACACTATTTTCTTTGTACCATTTAACTCATCAAAAAATCTTAATAAACTTCTAAATGGTTTACCTAACATTTTTCCTCCTATGTACTCTACTCATATTATTCAGCTTCAAAAACCAACTTTCCATCAGCCATACTTACTTTAATTGTTTTACCATTAGAAAACTCACCTGTTAAAATTCTTTCTGCAATCTCATCTTCTATATATTTTTGAATAGCTCTTCTTAATGGACGAGCTCCATATTTTAAATCAGTTCCTTTTTCTAGTAAAAATTCTTTAGCGTCTTGAGTCACTTCTAATTTCAAATCATGATTGCTCATTGCAACTCTTGTCTTATCTAACAATAAATCAACAATTTTGATTAATTCTTTAGATGTTAAACTATCGAATGGAATAATCTCATCTACTCTATTTAAGAATTCTGGTCTAAATGTAGTTTTTAGACTTTCCATTATCTTGTCTTTGTCTAAAATTCTATCAGAATTTGTAAATCCAATTGTGTTATTATTTAGATTTGAACCAGCATTAGATGTCATTATAATAATTGTATTTTCAAAGTTAACTGTATTTCCTTGACTATCTGTTAATTTTCCATCATCTAATACTTGTAACAAAATATTAAATACGTCAGCATGTGCTTTTTCAATCTCATCTAATAATATAATTGAATATGGTCTACGTTTAACTTTTTCAGTTAATTGACCTGCATCATCATATCCAACATATCCTGGAGGAGCACCAATTAATTTAGCTGTTGAATTACTTTCCATATATTCAGACATATCAATTCTTATAATTGATTCTTCTGAGCCAAACATCTCGAAAGCTAAAGCTTTAGCTAATTCTGTTTTACCAACACCTGTAGGTCCAACGAAAATAAATGATGGTGGACGTTTAGTACTTTGTAGTCCAGCTCTATTTCTTCTAATTGCTTTACTTACAGCTTCTACTGCAAGATTTTGTCCTACTATGTGTTTATGTAGATTTTTCTCTAAATTCAATAATTTTTCTGTCTCTGCTTCAGTTATTTTAGTAACTGGTATTTTGGTCCATCTTTCTACAACTTCAGCTATATCTTGAATTGTTAAATTAACTGGTTTTAATCTTGCTTCAATTTCATTTAGCCTATCTTGTAAATTGCACTCTTTTGTTTTTAAATCTGCAGCTTTTTGATAATCCTCAATTGAGTCAGTTGAAACAGCATCTTCTTTTTCTTTAGCTATTTTATCTAACTCATTTTTAATCATTTCTAATTCATATAAATCTTTATTCTTTAAATTAATCTTAGAACAAGCTTCATCAATTAAATCAATTGCTTTATCTGGTAAAAATCTATCATGAATATACTTTTCTGACATTTTTACAGTCTTTTCAATTACTTCATTAGATATTTTAACTTTATGATAATCTTCATAATATTTTTTGATACCTTTTATAATATCAATTGTATCTTGAATTGAAGGTTCTTCAATTAATACTGGTTGGAAACGTCTCTCTAATGCAGAATCTTTTTCGATATATTTTCTATATTCATTTAGAGTTGTTGTACCAATAATTTGAACGTCTCCATTTGTTAGAGATGGTTTTAAAATATTAGCTGCATTCATTGAATGATCTGCATCTCCAGCTCCTATAATATTATGAATCTCATCGATAACCAAAATTATATTGCCATATGTCTTACATTCATCAACTAAATTTTTCATTCTGCCTTCAAATTGGCCCCTAAATTGAGTTCCAGCAATCATAGCAGTCATGTCTAATAAATAGATTTCTTTATTTAACAATTTTGCTGGAACATTTTTCTCAGCAATTCTTAAAGCCAAACCTTGTGCAATAGCAGTTTTACCAACCCCTGGTTCACCTATCAAGCATGGATTATTTTTTGAACGTCTATTTAATATTTGGGTAACACGTTCAATTTCATTTTCTCTTCCAATAACAGCGTCTAATTCACCATTTTTAGCTTTATCTGTAAGATTTGTACCGAAAGTATCTAAGAATTTTTTCTTATTATTTTTAGCTTTTACCTTAACAGATGATTTTCTTGAAGATCCATCACCTTCTTTTTCAAATCCTGATTGTGAACTATCTGCTCCAAGACCACTCTTTTTAATAAAGCCTAATAATCCTGTAAATGGATTGTCTTTTGAACCTTCAGAATCTAAATCATCAGCATTAATATCTTCTGGATTTATATTTTGTAAATCTTCCAAATTATCAATTCCAAGATCTTCTAAATTCATATTTTCTGTAAAATCTTTTAATATATTTTCAAATTGACCTGATAGATTTTCTATTTCTTCGCTTGATATATTAGAATTCTTAGCTAATATTTCAAGAGGATTGATGCCCCTCTTCTTAGCGCAACTATAGCATAATCCTTCAACTGAATCTTTATCAGCGCCTGGTTTATTTATAAATATTACTGCTGTATTCTTATTACATACAGAACAACGCATACTTTTCCTCCAATCTTCAAAAAGATGTAAATACTTATACCTTTCCAATATAACACTCATAATAATATATTATTTTTGCATTTAAGTCAACTAACTTTTATTGATATCATTCATGTATAAATTCTTTTATTTTAAGTATTTTATCATTATTAATTTTTATTTTAATTTGACCATTATTATCCGTCCTACAAATTCTTATGTTTCTTTTACTAAATTCGTCTATTATATTAGTATCTGGATGTCCGAATTTATTGTCCTTTCCAACTCCAATCATAACAATTTTAGGATTTATCGCCTCTATAAATTCTTGTGTAGACGAGGTTTTAGAACCATGATGAGCAACTTTTAATATAGTGGAATTTAAAACTTGTAAATTATCTTTATATTCTTCAATAATTCTTCTTTCGGCAATTGCTTCAATATCTCCTGTAAATAATATTGAAGTTGAACCATAAATTAATTTGCAAACTATTGAATTATTATTAAGACCATTTTCTGTAATTAAATCCTTACACGGCCATAGAAAAATCATTGATACATCTTTCTCAATAATTATTTTATTTCCTTTTGTTATTATACTTACTTTGATTTTTTTCTTTTTTATTATATCCATAAATTCCTTAAAATTATCTGAAGATTCAACTTGTTTTGAAATTATTATTTGTTTTATTCTAAATTTTTCCATAATTGTAAATAAACCACCCACATGGTCTGAATCAAAATGTGAGATAATTAAATAATCTATTTGCTTAATTCTTTTATTTATCAATATCGGCAAAATAGTTTTCTCACCATTATCGTAATTTTGATTGTCCCCACCATCAATCAAAATTGTTTTTCCTTTAGGCGTAATTATTAAAGAACAATCGCCTTGCCCCACATCTATTACGACACCATTCTTAATACAACAAACTTTTTAGAGTGAAAACAATTTAATATATATAATAAGAAAAGATTTGTATGTGAACAGGATTAAAAGCATAAAAAAATAAGAGCCCTTCAGCTCTTTACCTAATTCTTCCTGTACTTTTCAAGATCCTTTAAAGTATCTTCATTAAAAGTTATTCTTTCTATTAGTTGGTCATCAACTATATCTAGCTCATTTGAATATTCTTTTTCTAAATCTTTAACTAACAAATCAAGTGCTTGTTTTAAATATTTCTCGCAATCTTCAGGGACTGCACGTCCATAAGTACTATAAAACAATTGCAGCATATGATAAGCTACAAGCTCTTGTTCATCTACAATAAAGTCCTTTGTAATTAATTTCATATTACCTCCATTAGAACAATTATAACATAAAAAAGAGCCCTACGACTCTTTCTTTTAACCCTCTACTTCAGTACCATCTTTGAATTTAAACACTATGATATCTTTATCTTTTATGGTTGCACTTTCAAGTAAGCTACCCCACATTAATCCATCAAACTTTTCAAGAGGTTTATTTTGTTTCTTTAAGGTGTTAATATAATCCTTTATTGTCTGATGCCTAGCAGCTTTTCTAGATGTTTCAATTTCTAATTGCTCATACTTATTTTTAGTTTCTTCATATTCCTTAATTAGTGCATCATATTCTTTTTTATACTTTTCTTGGTTTTGAGCTACTCTAGAATTTATTTCAATCAAGTCTTGTATTTTTTCTACTTGTTCAGTTAGACTTCTTTCCAATTTTTCTTTTTCTTCTGATAGCTCTTTTTTGTTGCATATCGTATCTAGCACCATTTCCAAATTTGATATTATTTCATCTTTATTTTTAATCAGTTTATTAACCGCATCTACGAATCTGTTTTCAACATCTTCTGCTCTTATTGCTGGAGTTCTACAATTCTCTTTTCCAGAATACTTCATATTGCATTGATACATTATCCTTCTATATTTATCGTTTGAATGCCAGACCTTAGCTCCATAACTCCCACCGCATTCTCCACATCTAAGTTTAGCTGTCAAAATATCAGTTCCACTATACTTACCCTTAAGCATTAGTCTTCTATCAATTTCTAATCTTACCATTTCAAATACATCTGGTTCTATAATTGCTGGATGGTTATTTTCAACATAGTATTGTTGCACCTCTCCATTATTTATCTTTTGCTTTTTAGTTAAGAAATCAACGGTATAATGCTTTTGAAGTAATGCATCACCTTTATATTTTTCATTCGTAAGGATGCTCCTAACAGTTGTAGCATACCATTTTTGTTTATGCCCTGGAGTCTCTATTCCATCATTAGTCAACCCTTTTGCAATAGCAACTGATGATGAACCAGATAAAAATTCTCGATATATTCTTCTTACAATTACTGCCTGTTCTTCATCAATAACAAGGTTTCCATCTTCTCCTTTTTTATAACCTAGGAAATTACCAAATGGCACTGACACTTTGCCATCTGCAAATCTTTTTCTGTGTCCCCATTTAACATTCTCGGATATGGATCTACTTTCTTCTTGAGCTAACGAACTCATTATTGTAAGTAATAATTCTCCCTTGCCATCAAATGTCCATATATTTTCTTTTTCAAAATAGCATTCACATCCTATATCTTTTAGTTTTCTTATTGTTGTTAAACTATCTACTGTGTTTCTAGCAAATCTTGAAACAGACTTCGTGATGATTAAATCAATGTTTCCATCTAATGCTGATTTAACCATTTTATTAAATCCTTCACGATGCTTGGTAGATGTACCACTTATGCCTTCATCAGTATAAACATCAACAAATTCCCAATCATCTCTTGATTTAATGTAATTTGTATAATAATCAACCTGTGCCTCATAACTTGTTAATTGTTCTTCTTGGTCAGTTGAAACTCTGGCATATGCAGCAACTCTTCTCTTTTTTATTGCTCCAACTTGATTTGTGGATTGCTTATTTAATAACGCTGGTATTGTTGTTACTTTTTTTGTCATTTTTCTCCCTCCAAATCTTTTTTAGCCTTTCTCCTCGTTCTTTTCTTCTTTCCTCTGTCCAATATTCCTTCCTGCCGTTAAACTCCCATTTTTCACTTATTATCCTTCCATCATTAAAGTGAAATTCTAAAATATCATCACCAATTACTATTACTTTTTCTATTTGCTCATCAAATGCATTTGAGTCAAATTCATCTAATCCAAGAACTTTGGCTGATACCCTTTTTAGTGCAATTTCATTTATATTTTTTCCATTGCAGGCTTTTGATCCACCCGTTAGTCTTGTACCACAAGTCCAAATATGAGCCTTTGTACCATTAGACCTTCTAGAGCTTGAATTTCTCATATAGTTCTTACCACATATTGGACATTTAACTCTGCAGGAAAAGCAAGTTATATTTTTACCGAAATTAGCTCTTTGACCTTCTGCTTTTCTTCTTTCTCTTTCTTCTTGAACTTGCATAAACATTTCCAAAGGTATTATTGGTTCGTGGTTATTCTCGACATAGTATTTTGGAAGTTGTCCATTGTTTGCTTTCTTTCTTCTTACCAAAGGATTTGGTGTATAGCATTTTTGTAACAATAAGTTTCCAGTATAAGTTATATTTTTAAGCATATCTCTAATAGTACCAATGTTAAAGTATCCTCCATTTGTAGCAATCACACCCATATCCTTAAGAATTATCTCCATTCTTTCAGCTGATACTTTATTTAAATACATCTCGAATATGAGTTTTACTATTTTTGCCTCTTCTGGTTCTATTACTAAATTATCTCCATCCCAACGATATCCATATATCTTATATCTACATTGAGGTTTTCCACTTTCAAATTTCTTTCTTATAGACCATTTAATATTGTTGCTTGTAGAAATAACTTCTTCTTGAGCGAAAGAAGCTAGTATTGAAAGCATAAGTTCTCCATCACCAGTTAATGAGTTGATGTTTTCTTTTTCAAATCTAACTTCAATACCTAGTTCCTTTAAATGCCTTACTACTTTTAAAAGGTCAACAGTGTTTCTGGCAAACCTTGAAACAGACTTTGTAAGAATAATATCAATCTTGCCTTCCTCACAATCTTGCAACAACCTCTTAAAGTCATTACGCTTTTCTATACCAGTACCGCTTATACCTAAATCTGCATAAACTCCTGCAAACTCCCATTCAGGATTTTTTTGTATTAAATCATTGTAGTAACTTACTTGAGCAGAATAAGAATTTAATGTTCTACCTCTTTCAACAGATACTCTTGCATAAGCAGCTACTCTTTTAAGTTTAGGAAGTTCTATGTTTTTTGTTTCTAATTTTGTTATTGTACGCATCATGCACCTCCATTTTTACCATTACTATATATCACTCTAAATGATGTATATATCAAGTGTTATTGGGCTATTTCAAAGAATAAACTGCTTACTTTTGGTGTATATTTCTTTTTAAATTCAACCATCATCTGATTGTATTCTTCAATTGAAATAATCTTCTTTTCAAGCATATCTTTTAAATAATTCATTGTAATTTGATATGCTATTTCATTTTTAATTTTCATCAGAGTCCACCACCTTGCGTTTGCTAATGTAGTAACACTCCCTGGAACAATACTTTCTATTCCTTGATGGATATTCAAAATATTCTTTATTACAAACGATGCAGTTATACTTTTGAGGAACTAACCTGCGTTGCTTATCTTTATGAAGAGTCCAATAAACCTTACAGCAACTATCTGAACAAAAGGTTTTATTTTTCCTTCCAGCTATTTGGTAGAATTTCTTTCCACATTGTTTGCACACTTGAAGATTATCTTTGCCTCTTAATTGTTCTCCAGTTTTAATGTATCCTGCTATATTTTCTTTTTTACAAAAGGATCTTATTGTATTTGGAGAAATCTCTAACAAGGATGATATTCTTAAATACCCATATCCTTGACTCCTTAACTTTCTAATTTTTTGTCTTTGTATTTCATCCATTGACTATTACCTCCTAAATAACAGTCAAAAATTAGTATGCGATTTTTAACCTATAAACAAAAAAAAACAGCTTTTATCATCACTTGACTTTTAATAAAAAAAGAGTGATATATAAAAGCTAGGAGGATTAATTTTATGTATGATGAAATAAATCAAAATAGATTTGTGCTTGATTGCGAACGTTATATTGAAGAGAATATTGCAGCACCTTATATAGCATTTTATATAGCAAGAAGTTATAAACTAGATGTACTTGGCAAGTCATCATTAAAGCAACATTTTAATTCGGCAGCTGATGTTTTCAATAGTAGTTTTGAAAATACTGATAAAGTTATTACTGATATGAAACAAATATTGAAAGAAAAATATAAGCTAGAAATAGTTGAAGAAAATCCATTAAAATTAAAAGAGATATGATTTTATTTTCATATCTCTTTATTCTTCAAAAAATTTTTCAATACTAACATCTAAAACTATGGATATTTTATATAGGGTTGTTAATGATATATTATTTCTGTCATTTTCAGATTCAATTCTTTTTAAATGATCAGGAGTTACATCCACAGCTTCAGCTAAATCCATCAGTCTTACATTTTTTTCGTTTCTGTACTTTTTTATATTTTGGCATATGACTGACTTGATGTTTTTATTGAAATTATATTCTTTCATATCAATCACCCTATTAGGTATTATTTCATTTTTTTTATAAAAAATAAGTGACCTTTTGTGCCGAATTTCCATTTTTATGGTATAATGTTTACGAATTAAAAAAAGGAGTGATTTACATGGACTATGAAAAGATGTCTAAAGAAGAACTAATCGAAGCCTTAAAAGAATCACAGGAAATAAATAAAAAGCTTTTAGACTTAATGGAAATCCACAATAACAAATTTACCGAAATTTCCATCAAGGCTTTAGAAGAACAAATTAAGTCAAGACATAAATTCTTGGCAGAATTAGAAGAAAGTGAACCACCTAAATTTTTTAAATCGCTACATCGTGATTGGGAAAACAAAGTTCACTATACAAAGAAAGACATTGAAGAACTAGACAAAAAGTTATTTGAGGATTACACCGAGTACGGTGAGTTTCTTGAAAAAATGAGCAAAAAAAATAAGGACAACGATTAGGTTGTCCTTTTTAATTTATGGTATTAATAACTTTTGACCTATATGTATTATGTTTGGATTTGCAATGTTATTAGCTCTTGCTATCTCTGGATATCTATTACCATCTCCATAGTATCTTTTAGCAATAGCCCATAAGGTATCACCTTTTACTACTGTATAATATCTAGCTGATGGTTTAGATGTAACTCCAAGTTTTGCATTTACTATTGCTTGAACTGCTGCATAATCATATCCCGCATTAGTAAGTGCTCTTTTTCTATCTTCTCCATTACCCCAGTTTCCATTTATTACTTCATCAGCTAATTCTTCATTTGATTTCCTACTTGGCTCTGGTTTTGCAGGTTCACTTGATCCTTTTGAATAACCATTTAAACCAGCATTTTTAATTATTGCTGGATAATCTTTATAAGCAAAGTCTGTATCAACTCTCATTCCAGCAACATAGCCACTAGATGAGTTTTGCCACATTCCATAATCACCATATCTAAATGATGGTTTATTACTTGTCCATACTGCTAACCATTTATCATACATATATAATTTTGCAGTATCTATGAAGTTATTAAAATAATTACTATTAGCATAAATACCTACATAGTACCCTTTGCCTTCTAAGTATTCACAGAAACCTTTTATTGCCTCTGCCATTCTTGATTTTCCTACTTGTTGATGTCTATTTTCTTCAACATCTATATAAATAGGATATTCAAATTGCTTTCCACTTAAGCAATTATTATACAAATATTCAGCCTCTGCTCTACCTTTGTCATATGTATTAGCACAGCTATACCAATAAGCACCTACTGGTATTCCTCTTGCTTTTGATTGATTGTAAAAATCCTCAAAACAACTATCTTTATTTTTATTAGTGCCATCTCCACCCCAACCAGTAAATCCAGCTCTTAGAATTAAAAAATCAACTTTTGACTTTATCTCGTCAAAGTTGATTCCTTTTTGGTATGAAGATATATCTAATCCTTTTCTTTCCATACTATTCTCCTCCGTTCTTATTTTTTAATTGTTCCAAGGTTTCCATTATTACCTTAGGTAGTGGCAATCCCATAGAACCCCAATTCTCTAAAATTGAAATTCCTTCGTTTGCTACAAAAAAATAGATTACAAGAGTTCTAATTGCACCAGTTTCTCCAGTTATTCTGTCTAACTGAACCGATAGAGCAACTATTATCAAGTAACCTATTTTCTTTACTATTCCTTTAGCACCAATGATGCTATTGAGCTTTTTCTTTGTTATTGCCTCACATACACCTGTAATATAATCGAGTAATATGAAAACTAACAATGTTTTAAGTGCCACATCCAAGCCTCCTAAAAAGTACACTACTGTTGTCAGTACCGTACCTGTTATAAAATTAAAAATTGATTTCATCCTTTTTCCTCCTATCTCTGAATATATGACAAACTACACGAAGTTCCTGATGGCTCACTCGCTGATAGTTCCCATTTAGGTATTACTGTAACTCTCTCCGAAACATTAGCAATATAGTTCGGCTTACAATAAGTTTGTGTACTATATATCCATAAGTCATAATCAATATTAGACTTACTTATTACTTTTATATTAGTATTACTTGTACTAAAGGATGTTTCTAAGGGATATAATATAGCATTGCATCCTAATCGACCATCATTGCTCCCTGTCCATCCTAATTGCATTATTAAATCGATATATGCATTTTGGTTTGTATTACCATTATTTCCAGCACCTATAAATATCTTAAAATAAGCGAACTCTCCCTGATTGTGATTGTCAAACTTAAAGTTACATATTTTTACCCAATTCTTATTATTCATAACCCCTGTATTCATTTTTATTTCTTGAAACTTATCTTTAAAATTATGTTTGTTATGACTAATACTTGATGTATCAAGGTATGTATTATTTCTAAACTTTATAGCTTTACTCATCACTACCTCCTAATATCCAATAGCAAACCAATATAATGACATATTCAAACTTGAATATTTATCCGTCGTACTTTTGAAGTTGGCTACAAATTTTCCTTTTTCAATTGTAGGTATTCCTACACTCGTACTAAATCTTTGATACCCATATCCTACATCACTTAATGTAGCCTGTACATTAAAGCATTTATTTGGAAAAGCTATATTGAAACTAATATCTTCTCTTTGTTCATTAGCTGTTATTCCCGTAAATGATTTAACACCCC